ATATTGAACATTCTCTTGATAAACTCTTTCAGCTTTTCTTTTACCTCGCAAACAACTAGCCATATCAGGTTGAATACGATGTTCCTTGATCTCGTTATTTACTATCATTAATAATGCTATTACCTCAACCATTAGTGCTTTCCATTTCCATTATATCTAATTTCTCTATTAGAGTCTTTTAATTTTTCAATATCTACTAAAGCCTTTTCCATTTGTTTAGTTAAAAATTCAATATTAACTTTGTTAGTCATATTCATTTCTTGTGTTTGTTGTAGCTTTTCAACTTGTTTATATAAATCTTCAATAAGCATAAATTGTTCACTATCTGCTGGTAAAGAACCTAATTGTCCTCTTGGCCATTTAATTCTAAATTCTGTATTTTCTGTTAAATCTTTTTCCATTAATTCTAATCGAGTTGTTAATTTATTTTGAGTTTCTATAATTCCAAAATAACCCCACACACCTATTGCAACTATACCTATCAAAGATGCAACTGTTTTCATTGGCATTTGAACTTTTGCTTCTTCTGATATTTTAAGAGCCATTGAATAAATCCTCTGGTGCAGTTTGTTTTTTCTTTTTCTTTTTTGGTTTTTTTGTGAACATATCATCTACCCAAGCACACCACTTATCTAATGTTCCAAATAAAAAATAACAAATTTTATCTATCATATTCTAAAACCTTTTTTCCAAGATTGTACTGCCCAATAGACAGGAGTAGTATTAAGTTGCTTTCCTGATCTTCTAGCTTTAGCCAAGATAGGACGAAACCTTGCCATAAATGATCTCTGTCTTGCTGGTATATTTTTTTTAATAGATAACTCTTTACTACCAAATCTTACAATCTGTACTCTGTTTGTTTTTCTATTTTTAACATAAACTGCAAATTTTTTAGAACCACTTGGTGTTCTAAATGGTTTATTTAATTTAACAGTTCTACCTTTGAATTTTGCCATACAAGGCTAATATCATATATTACTCACAAATAAAACCTTGTATTGTACCTCTGCCATCATTTAGATAATAACCATTCTTCATAGCATCATCGAACTTTTTATAAGTGGCTATTGCTTCTCTATGGTCGTCTGCGTACATCAGACATTCGTGGACTTCCATTGGTCTTGCTAGTTCGTATTCTTCTTTCAGTAAAGTCCCATCGAATAACAGTACCAATATTATTAGTGTTTTGCACATTAGCCCATTCCTTTATTTTTTTATACCAAAGTATTTTATATTTATCATCTTTAGTTTTATTATAAAGGTTTGCTAATTTATCTATCTCTTGAAGTGTCGTTGTCGCCATTTGTTGCATACATAAGTATCTCGGACTCCTCTAGTTCTCCAAATACCACAAAAATATCTTTTTTGAGAAAACATACCACACGAACCACATGACCCTCTACCAGTTGATGGTCTATAATCCTGTGGCATTTGATAAGGAATTATTTCTCCATTAGGATAAAAATTACTTCGCTTGTCCATTTTCTATTAACTTTCTTAAATCTTTTGCTATTTGTAAAGCCTTGTTAAGTTTTCTTAAAGCTATATCTCTTTGAATCTTTACTTGGTCTAGTTCTGCTCTTGCTTGATCTCTTTGTTGTCTTAATTTTAAAAATGTATTCTCTCCTATTTTAGTTTGTTCTTTCATTGTTGCTTCCATTATTTCTTCTAGTCTCATGTTATCTCCCTTGTCGGTTATATTTTTTATACGATCTTTTCTCACTTTTGTTTAGTTTTTTCTTATGTCTTCTTGGTCGTTTAGGTGGTTTATCTCTTGGTACAAAGTGAACAAATTTAATTCTTGCCATTTACTTCTTCAGCTTTTGCATCAATGATTAATGGTAAAGGCTCAACAATACTTTGAGTTTCTATTTTATCACGCATATTTAACTCGTTCTTTGAAAGCCAGATTAAAAGTTTTTCATTACCTTTAAGTGCTTTCTCCCACATCTTTTTTCTTAAACTGGCACGTCCTTTGTTTTTATTTTCTGCAACTAAATCGGCATATCGTCTTTGCAAAGTTCTAGCAGAAATTCCTATAACAGAACCTATTTCTTCTTGTGTGCAACCTATCTGACTTAATTTTGCAATAACATCTATATCTAGTTTTTTTTTGGGTCTGCCCATAGATTTTGTCTTAATTTTGTCTATTGCCTTACTTTTGTCGTTTTTCATATTTTATATTTCTACCTTTTTCATAGATAAAATCAATCCTTTAGGAATTAGGTTTCTATCGCTAAATGTTTCTTCATCATAACTAGCAAACGTCCAAACGTATTTTTTATCTTTTTTAAATACATATGCGTTAGTCGTCATATAAGCTGGTTTCATGGCTAAAAATTCTTTTTCTGAACAATGCCCAGAATCTCCGATCACATCAATCCACCTGATAATATAAAAATAATATTTTTTATTGGATATTGAAATGTGGCGAAATTTAGACTTTTTTTTTACCATTAGTGTTTCTTATGATTATCTGATTCTACTATTGCTTTGTAAAATTCTAGTTGCACTTTTAACCTTTTATTTTCAATAGACAGATTAATCAATCTTTTTCTAACATACTTAAATATTCGCAGTATTGCTTTCATTTAACTACCACAAAAACCAGAACATTCAGAATTAAATAAATCCAACTGATTTTCGTCTTTATTAAAATTAATATCTTTAATAGGTTTTCTATCTTTATGTAAAAAAGCATCATCTCTTAAAGATGGTATTCTTCTAATATTTTCGTCTAATTCTACTACTTGTTCCCATTCTAATTTATTTTTTTTAACTTCTATCCATTCTTTATCTGAATGAAATGGACAAAAAGTACAAGCTGATCGAGGTGGTATTTTATAATTGTTTCTTTCTAACCAATTAATACAATCATATCTTCTCATGCCTTTATCTATTAATGGGTATAAATGCTGAATATAATGATATTGAGATGGTTTGACTCTATAAATTTCATCTCTTGATATTCCAAATAATTGTTCAACTTTTATACCTTTTTTAACTCTATCTCCTTTTTTAAACCCTAATAATTCTCTAACTTTTTTAATTAGTGGTTTTATTTTATATTCTGATGTACACGTCCTGCGAGCAATCCCTTTTGTATTTTTTTCTGATAATGTCCAAAATGGAACACCAACTTGATTTATTTTTTTACCACTTGCTAAAGTGAGTAAATCTTTTCTTAAATTACCTTTTGTGACGATATAAATAGGATATGATACTTGTGTTTTAAGATATTGAAGATAATCCATAACTTTTTTTGGTTCACTTTGTGTATCAGAAAAGATGCCACAAGAAACCATAGGTATTTCTCCTTTTTCTATCATTAAAGCTAAAGTTGATGATTGTACTCCAGCACCTAAACTTAATATTCTTAAATCTGACATTATTGATACTCCTTTATAGGCTCTTTTTTCCACTTATGCTTTAAGTATTTTTTTTTATCTTTTTCCAAAATATTATACTGACCCCAGCTTCCGATGGTTTTATACCCATTATTCACATCTTGGTCTTTGCTAGACCTAGTATTTGATATATGTGTATTGTA